AGCATTAAAGAGCATCCGGCTGGCACTTTACCGCATTAAAGCATTAAAGAGCATCCGGCTGGCACTTTACCGCATTAAAGCATTAAAGAGCATCCGGCCGGCACTTTACCACATTAAAGCACTAAAGCGATTGTTATCAATTTAACAGTATACATTTATCCATATAAATTGCAACAAAATTGCATGGTATCATTTTTGGAGTATGTTATAATATAATTGTAAAGAGGAAAGGGAATTAAAGAAAATCCCATTCCAAAACAAAAACATAAAGTGAGGTATTTATTATGACTAACTGGAAAATTGAAAAAACCATGAACGAAGCAAACAACACTGAAACTATCATTATCACCCGCCCTATTAATGACAAGCCCAAAAGCACGGCTTGCGTTTCTCGTACTGTAAAGGCTGGCACGGTTGCCCGCGTAAAATACGCCCGGTTTAATGACGATTTTTCCGTGGAATCCGGCGAACTTGCAAAACAGTTTGATGGCGTTTTGGATGCTGAAAAGGTTGAAAAAGCCTTGCACAATATGGAGCCTTGTACTAAGTGGCAAGTTCTGGACGTTCAACCCAAAGATGAAAATACTTTGGGAATTCCGCGTGAGGTGTTCAATGCCGTTGCCGTTCCCATTGACCGCCCGCTTTCTCAACAGTAAATTCTAATCGTTCCGCCGGGTTTATCGCAAAAGCCCGGTTCCATATGGCATAAAAGCCAAAAATTAAAAAGTGAGGTACACAAAAATGAAAATGCAAACCGTAACACTGAAAATTGACGGCAACAATTTTAGTATCACCAGAAAATTAACTGATACTAAAAACCTCCGCAATAATGATTATGCTTCTTGCAACATAATTGTATTAAAGCCAATGTTTTGCTGCAAAAGCGGTTTCATTGCATCCGGTTTTTCCAGTTTTGAGAGTCCTATTCTTGAGCATGACATGAATAATGTTGAAGAAGGTATTGACGACTTTATAAAGGCGGTGTTTTCAAAATGAAATTTGCCACGCGCAAAGAGCTAACAGACGCCGTTATTAGTGATTATAATCGCGCCGTAAATGGTCATGCTGAACAACTTTATAATTGTAAAGCACGGATTTTTATTCCTGACAATTCCGATTTTATCATCTTGCAAAGTTATACAACCATTGTAGCCGCTTTCCAGCGTTCAACTGGTATTTTGTTGGTGTTTGGTTTTTATAGCCATACAACGGCAAGCCATATTGCAAAATTTAGAAATTGGATTCGATATAAATATAATACCGGCTGGAATTATCCGCGCACGGTAAAGCTATATAACGATTCCAGAACTGGCAAGCGCGCCGCCCGCAAAAACTTAGATGATGACTTTGCAAGCGTCATTGCCACATCATTAAATCAGCGCTGACCCGGAAAAAAGAAAATAAAGTGCACCGCCTTTAATGGCAGTGCATTTTTTATACAAATTTTTAGTTAGAACTCTTTACTATTAACTGTAAGTAACTAGCAATAGTTAGGCCTAACTGCTAATCTGTGAAATTCTTAACACACTTTGCCACTTTAAAGGGTTAAAGCGATTGATAAATTCTTAACACACTTTACCTCTTTAAAGCGCTAAAGCGTCCATCCGTTAAGAAAAAATAGTGAGCAGGGCATTAACCTTAGCACCAACCCCGCCGCGCCGACCACCGGGGTGTTGTGAGAAGCCTAGAAATAAATCGGGGGTTCAATTTCTTAAACCCAATAATCCCCCTCTCCCTCTTTATTTAAGAAAGTAGGTAATACTTATGACAATTCATGATATTCTAGTAAACTGTGGTTCAGTACAGTCTGACACCTTAATTATAATCCTTGATGACAATGAAGAAGCTAAGTGGGTTGGTACATTTATTGACCTTCCAAAAGAATACGAAGAGCTTAAATTTAAATACTTTACCATAGGTGTATATGTTGCAAGAGTACATTTCAAATTTCATGTATAAGGAGCTGATACAATGCATTATGACGTTCCCATTCATCCTATTCCCATAGGCTCAATCATTAAATATAATGTAAGAGAATATGGCTATTTCTATGGAGACGGCAAAGAGAAAAGAGCAATTACCATTGCCAAAATTGGTAAGGTTATTGACATTATAGAGCATGATGGCAGAGTAGTTTATTATTCTGTTGCACCAAGTTCTAATTGTACATTTAATCAATACTTTGTAGGCGATTGCTTAGATTCTGTTTGGCCAGAAAACGTGGAGGGTGTTTATTATGACAATTAAAGACTTAGACACAGAAACTCTTACATTACTTAATAAACTATGCAATAACTGGTATGCTAAAGCCTGTCCTTATTGGCAATTACATTTTATGGATGGCGATTGTAAGGATTGTCACCTTAAAGAATTCTGCTATATACTTGACTGCATTGACTATGACGTTAAAGAAGAGCTTACAAATAGAGGTGAGTTTTGATTATGATTCTTCATTTTGATGGATATGATGATTTATATCTAAACAAATTAAGAAAATATATTGGTCATTGCATAATTGAAATGCCTTGTCCACCTAGGGGACATTGCAATTATGGATGCGGTATGCAGCAATTCTGTAATTTCTTACAAGCCGCTTATGTTGAAGCATGTCAGGAGGAATCTAAGCGTAATGCCACAGAACCATAAAGAATTTAAGCGCCAAGCCGAAGCAACTAGGCTACTGAAAAAGATAGGCGCAACAAGGCGTAAATCCAGAAGAGCTGGTATTACTGTAACAGGTGATTTAAAAGAAAGTCTTAGAGGTAGACAGTCTACCGATGTTGCCAACGCCCTGAAATTTACTGCTAATACTGCTCTTGATGAAGCTGAAAAACTGTATAATGACCTTATTGATGCAGGTGATAATGTTGAGGATAAAACATCACAAAAGCTTATGCAAGAGTATTTATCTAAATACTCAGAGCATATTCGTTCATTGCATAAATCTGTTAAAAGTAGTTATAGGTCATTGAGAGTAGCTAATCGTCTTGAGGATGTATTTAATTATAGCGATGCTGCATATAAGATTCTTAGGAATCCAGATGCTTATTTCGGTAAAAAGAAATGGGGAGCAATTTCCGGTATTCTTAACAATCTTATGGGTACCTATAGCAGGGATATTCCCTCAGACGATTTGAAAAAATTATGTGTATTAGGCCAAAAGCTAGGACTTGACACTTTAGCAGATATGGATAGAGCTTATGCAGAATATGACAATCTGCTAAGAAATTCTGACCAGATTGGTAAAGTGCTGGTTGATGCAAGTGATAAACTTAGGTCTATTACACAGGGTAATGAAAACTTTATAGAGCGGCATAAAAAAACTTACGATGAATTTACGGAACTTGCATCTAAGTATAATTTGTGGTAATATTCATGAATGAAAGAAGGTGGTGCTGTATGTGAGAAAGCGCAATGAACATAAGTATTCAACTATCATATATTGCTATGATATTGAAACATCACCCTTAATATATGGTGAGGATGAACTTCAAGAGCATCTGCAAAGCACTTATCTTCATGGCCTAGCTTCATTTGCTTATCGTCCTATACCTCATGCACCATTTAGTGACTTTGAGAATGAAATGGATTATAATTTCTTCAGAACTTATGATTCAACTTCTTCGGAATTTGAGAGAATCAATGAGGATGCTAAGAATAATGATGAATATGTCAAAATCTTTGTGCATAACTTGAGCTATGAATTTGAAGCAATGATGCGTAACATAAATTTCTGCATTAAGAACTTCAATCCTAAACGTTTCATTGCAGTTGCTCCGCACCAGCCATTAGTAGCAGCTTTTGACCATCTTGAATTTTATGACAGCTTCAAGATTCTTTCTTGTAAAAGTCTTGAACTTATAGGTACAGAGCTTGGAGTTCCTAAACTTAAAGAAGTCAAAGGTGGTTACGACCAGAAATATTATTGGTGGTCAGATTTACCTGATTCTGAATACATTTACAATGAACGTGACTGTAAGCTTGTATTGTATGCACTATGCCGATATATGGCAAACTTCACCAAAGTTGATAATGTATCAGATATTGGAGTATCTAACACATCAATGATTAAGCGCGAAACAAGGCTTAACAGAAATATTGCTACAGATAAAGAAGTCCATACTGCACAATTCACAGCAGCAATAGAACTCAAGAACAATGAGCCATTTATGAAGTTCTTTCAGGACTGTCTTGCAGGTGGTTATACCCATGCTAATCCTTACGCAGTGGGTAAGATATTTAAGGATGTATGGTGCTTTGATGCAAGTTCTATGCACCCATCAGCAATGTATGGTAGGCGATTTCCTTACAAATGGAGAAAGGAGGTTAATCCTAATGAATGTTACCAAAATTTCCAGTCTGCAAACTATGAGTTCTTATCTGGCTGCGAAAGCGGCGCTAACTCAGGGTTCTTCGATTATCCCGACCAGCGGATTAAGCTATTTGGATGTAAAGATGTTAAATTCTATTCAGTCCTCCAAGCAGCATACCGTGAATCAATCTTATTTGAAAGGCCAATAAAATATAACTTTATGGCTAATGTTACCTTTTATAATATTAACGCTAAGGATTTTGGTAACTGCATTTACAGCTATATCAGTACGTCCAAATGCACCAATGTTAAAAATGGTAACTTTGACAATGGTAAAGTAGTCAAAGCAGATGAACTTACATTTCATGGCTGCGATATTGACTTTATGTTAATTCAAATGCTTTATGATTATAGTAGTTCAGAATGTGATGAACTTTATTATGCAACAGCCCATAAGTTTATTAACAAGCCTTTACGAAATACAGTTAAATATTATGCACGCCAGAAAACAGGATTCAAGAAGCTTGAGCATAAAGTTGCCGACCATGTAGAAACGTTAAACGATTTTACATTTGAGGGATTGAAGCTTTATGATGATTCTGTAGCACAAGAAATTATGAATACCCATAACAAAGATTTAGTCCAATTCGCCTTAATGGCAAGCAAAGGTGGATTGAATGGTCAGTATGGGTGCTCAGCAATGAAGCCATTACGGCAAGAAGTTGGCGTGCAAGGGGATGGTGATAAATTTGAATGGATTCCTACTGGGGTTAAGTTTCTTAAATCCAGAAATTCCCTAAACATTTTTACAGATGGTTTATACACAGTTGCTTACAGTAGACTGCACCTTATTTGCTTTATGCTCTATCTAGTATTAAGCCAGGGCATTGAACCTCTCTATCATGATACAGACAGCGGCTATTTTGTTGGTTACAATGAGGATGTTAAAAAGGCCGTTGATAGATTTAATGATAATATTCTCAATAACAGCGAGAATAAAGATTGTTACAATTTTGGAATTATGGACTTTGATGGTCACTATGAGGATTTTGTAACATGGGGAAGTAAATGTTATTGTGCAACATACTTAGATGCGGATAAACACTTAAAAGTGAAGGCTACTGTGGCAGGTGCAAGCAAGAAGCAGCTTTCTGAATTGTTTACGCAAATAGTAAACGATGAAGATTTTGAGTACCTAGTTCAAGAATATTTTCGTCCTAATATCAGTTATGATGAATCTATAAACAAGAAGCTTATCCGTAAAACTCCGGGAACGCATATTATAGGAGATTTTGTAGATGACAACGGAGAAACAGACCACCTAGACGAATACTCTGTAACTGTTCTTGAACCTTGTGGCTATACATTACGCTCAACAAATAGTCCGGTTAATAGAATGTATTATTCATTCTGTTATTCATTGCGTGGAGAATCCTATATAGATTATTTGCCCGAAGTTGTTAGCATAAACCACGATGAAAATGATAAAGAACTTTATGGAACTTATCATAAAGTGCAATCAGACAAAGAATATGCTATGTTAATTGACGGCAATCCTGCAAGTATATTCCAGTGGGAATGGAGTGATAGGAGATGATTTAATTGAAAGAAAAAGATTCTTACAGAATCAGTAGAAGAGCTGCATGTCCTTATTATATTTCTCATACAACAAATTACATTCGCTGTGAGGGTATGAGAGCGTCACGCCAAGAGTACAACCTTAAAACCGATTGTTGCGGCCAGTATAAAAACTGTCCTCAATATAAATTTCTTACTTATCATTATTTAACAAAGGAGAACTAACTATGTACACTAACAAGAAAGCATCCGCTAAGGCCACCAATTCTGCTAAGTCCGCTTCCTCCGTCATCACTGATATTCGTATCTTCCCTATCAATAACAAGAAGTCTAATTGCTGCGCTATGGTTTCTGTTACACTTGCAAATGTATTTTGCATCTCTGGTATTAAGATTATGGACGGAAGCAAGGGTCTGTTTGTAGCAATGCCCAGTGCAAAGAACAAGAAAGATGAATGGTATGATATTTGCTACCCCATCACTAAGGAATTTCGTAAAGTTATGAGCGATTCTATTCTTAACGCTTTTGATGCCTTGCAGGAAGATGAAGATGAAGATGATGAAAGTGAGGATGACTGACAAGCTCCCTAATGAATTGCCACCTGACATTGACGATGATTTGCCATTCTAAAATAAGGAGTAAAAATTATGCCAAAAATTCTTATCGCCTGTGAAGAATCACAGACCGTGTGCAAGGCATTTCGTGACAGAGGTTTTGAATCATACAGTTGTGATATTCAGGAACCGTCAGGAGGCCACCCTGAATGGCATATCTTGGGTGATGCTCTTAAAGCTATTAACGGCGGTCAAATTATAACGATGGATGGCAAAGTTCATGATGTAGGCAAATGGGACTTGGTGATTGCGCACCCACCTTGCACATATCTAACTGTTACCGGGAATCGTTGGTTTAATGTTTCACGTTATGGTGAAAAAGCAGTGCAACGTTGTAAAAACCGTAAAGAAGCTGCTGATTTCTTTATGCAGTTTGTAAAATGTAATTCGCCAAGAGTTGCTATTGAAAACCCTATTGGTTATATGTCAACAGTTTATCAAAAGCCAACTCAAATCATCCAACCATATATGTTTGGCGACCCAGCTAGAAAAGCTACTTGCTTATGGTTAAAAGGTCTGCCAAAACTAACACCAACTAATATAGTAGAGCCTAATATTATTATCTATAAAAACGGTAACGGTACAGATAATCCATGGCACATGGAAACTATAAAATTACCGCCAAAGGAGCGGGCAAAGGCGCGAAGTAAAACATTTCCCGGCATAGCCAATGCTATGGCCGAGCAATGGGGTAGTGCAATTCTTAATAGAGATGATTTGCCATTTTAATTAAATAAAGAACACCCCTAAGTGGATAACCACCTAGGGGTGTTTTATTAGTTAAGTAATATTAGGACGAAGAACCTTAATAGCAGTCATACCATTGGCGTTATCCCAGCGAGGATAATCCATAGGAGTGCCATCTTCATTTCTAATACGGTCAAGAATAACAGGGGAGTTGCCATCCATAAATCCAGAAACCTGAACCGTTACACCATAAGATGCAGGACGTTTGAAATACAGGATAATTGAGTTACCATCATTAGTATAATAAAGTGCATTCAAGTCATTAACTACATCCCAAGTAACAGTCATGCCTGCAGCAATGGGCGCTTTATAAATGGTCATATTAAGCTTACGATTATCAACGGCGCTAATCGCAAACAAGTCACCAGATTCAGGATTATTGCTAAGATAAACAGTAAAGTCAAGGTTGTTCCTATCCATCACACGGATAGAACCCTGTGAAGTATAACCACCAGAAGGAACGGGAATAAATGCAAATGCCTTGTACTGTTCAGGGTCGCCAGTTACGGATTGACCTGGAACCGTATACTGTGTCTGGTTAGTAATAGCCAAGTCAATGCAACGATGTTCACCAGCTACGCAGATATACTGCCCACGCTTTACAGCGTCAGTATCAAAGATATATTCACGCTTTGTATAAATGTAAACATCGTCAAGCTTACATACAGCATTAGTAACAGGATAAGTACCAATTGACTGAACAGTAGTACTAACCTTAGCGGAACGATTGATAATGCCACCATTAACAATGAACTGTGGATTAGGACTGGTACCAATCAGAGCGATACCTGCATAACCAGTAGCAGTAGTAGCAGTTCCATCATTACATGCATAAATCAGATTATTGATGTAAGCTGCTGCTTTTCCCGGCCCATCGAATACAAAAGCATACTTACAAGTATCCGCATAGAAGTTAGTAACATGAATATCATTGTTAGTAACCTTGCAAGCGATTGAGTTATCCCACCAAGTATTAGCGTCAGTACCACCAGTACCACCAGAGGGAATACCAGTATAGCTAGTCCAGTTGCAACCGTATACATTAGTACGGCAGTCAAAACCAATCTGGCATACCATATTAACGAGGTTATTACATTCACAATCGGGAGCTTTATTGCCCCAGAAAAATGCAACAGAACCAGTCCAGCGTTCTACAGGAGTATTATCGCTAAATCCCCATACCATTACATTATCCATATAGCAGTAACGATTCAGAGTGCTATTGTTAGGTTGCAAGTAAACACCATAGGACTTAACCTTATTGATACTTACATTGTAAATACTGTTATCGGTATATTTATTGGTAGTGAATACAATGCCACCAATCATACCACTACAAGTAATGTCCAAATTAGCAATAACAATGTTACCAGTTACGTCATCACCTGATACGGTAATAACACCCTGACTGCCAAACTCAGTTGGACTAGCAGTATACTGTAAAATAGTATCACTTGTGCCACGCGCAGGGTCACGAGAAGAACCAGCACCATACAAGCTATGCTTAAGCTGCAATGGAGCACTTATCTTATAAGTACCAGCAGGAATAAACAGAGGTTCATTCTTAGTGTGAGTGTTAATGGTAGTAGTAATATCATCAGTTCCGTCTTTTTTCAGCGTCTGATATTTTTCAATGCTAACAGGGGATGGTTCAATAAAACTAGGAATCTTACCAGTGCGACTTGTTAAAAATTTTGTGCTAGGGCCTGTAACGGTTCCAATAGAAACATAAGCATAATTATCATCAATGTTTGTTTCACGGGCTGATGCCAGCGTTAGGTTGCCATAAATATATGTGGGAACTGTAGTGTTACCGACCGAAGTAACACCCGAATGAGCAGTAAACGCTTTTCCACCTTTAGAAAAGATTTCTACTTTATTTGCAGATACCGTCACATTCCCGTCAACAGTCTGATTCATGTTACCGCCGACAGTCTGATTCATGTTACCGCCGACAGTCTGGTCAAGATTTCCAACAGTGTCTTTGTCAATCTTCTTATTAAGATTAGTGTTAATGTTTTCAATATCGGTATTGATTTTCTTAATAGAATCATCAACACTAGACTTATTATTGTCAACCTTAGTATTAAGGTCGTTCAGCTGTTCACCAATGTCAGTTTTCTTACAGTTAGTACCCTCAATATAGCGTGTACCAGCATCCATGGCTTTTGTAATAACATACAAATCATTATTCAGCCATACAAGATCATTAACTGCACGCGCTGCACTTGCAGTAGTTTTCAGCTTTTCATCAACCGGAGTGATAGCAAGCTTAACGCTTCCCCAGAGTTCAGAGAAGTTACCAATCTTAGTCCAGTAATCTTCATTGTCAATATCAATGCCAATAGGTACAGGCTGAGTGCTCAAATATCCGTCACCATTGACAGTGACAACAACCGTGTTACGAGGATACTGTTTGGTAATATCCCACTGAATAGGGTCTGCATAACTAATGGAACTGGTTTCAATGTACTGCTGCATTACCTCAATAACCTTAGATACCATTTCATAGTAACTAATGCTATCATCATAGGCAACAGGAATTACAGAACGAAAAAGTTTGTCCAAAGGATTGTACTTCAAACCTAATCACCTCTTTACCATAAACGCATAAACAGAACTTCCATATCTCTATATAAACAATTATAGATGTTCGTGTTTTCTTTCATATAATCGTTCATAATAGATACCAGAGAGCGACCACGATAGCCTTTTTCTACATGGTCAAGAACACGATGTTCATTGCCATCACGGTTTTCTTTTGTATTGTTTTTATCATCTTGAGTGGTATTGCTGTTACTGTTAGAATTAGCATTAGAGCTAAAATCATTGGCGGAACTTGCCTTACTATGGTCAGCATCCGACATATACTTACCAGCAAGAAAATTATCAAGACTACCCTGCGGAGTATCAGTATGAGTATTGGTATTCTCTCCATTGCTGTTAGAATTGGAAGCATAATTGGAATTATTGGTACCGTCAATATTGACCTTACTATTCTTGGTTCTATCCTCAGTATTCACATCATGATGTTCAGTATTTTCATCACTGGTAATAGAGAAATCATCGGTTAAGAACATTTCATACTGTTTATCAAGTGCTTCAAAGAGGGGATTGTAATAAGGCATATGGCTGTTCATCCAGTCATCCAGACGCAGCTGCCAAAGGCCAAATGTTTCAGAGCCAATTTCATTTGTATAGAAATGTTTAAGAATATTGGTTTCAAGCTCTTTTCGTTTATTCTCATTCCAGATAGGATAATTAAAATTGAAGATTTTAGGACGCGCACGCTCAATGATTTCTGAATAAGAAACATTGGTGTAAGGTTCAACAATACCTGCTTTTGATTCACAGATAAAGCGTACTTGAGTTGTGTATTTACTCATTATCCTCACCACCATCTTTAATATTGGTATCGCTTAAATTCTCTTCATCTTCGCGTCCTTCCATAATCTTAGTCAATTCAAGCTGGGAACGCATAGATACGGAGATATTAGTATTAAAGAGCCTGTTATAATCCTTACAGAATTTTTGACGAGAGTACAATGGAGAAAGACGGTCTGCTTCTACCTGACCTAAGGTCATCTGAACTTCAGTAGTAAACTGCCGCTCTGCTTTCATATTGTAGTTGCTTTCAATACCTAAATAGGTAAGAGCTTCCGCAAGAGTTTCTTTTTTCTGCTGCTCTAACTGTAAGCCAATATACTGAACGCCTAAATCAAGAACGCCCATCATGTTCTTAATATCATCAGTGGAGGGATTGCCTTTAACGTACAACCAAGGGTCATACTTATCTTGCTGATACACCATATTCTGTACAGAAAGTTTTGTATTCTCATTTGCATAAGCAATTCGGGGAGTTTTCTGCGCAGCAAGGTTTAAGTCAATCGTTCTGTCTATATTGGTAAGACGTTGTGCAAACTGTTTGATGACAATAGCATCAGGGGAGCGCCGCATATTACACCAAAGATAAGCACAGTTTTGTTTATTAAGGCCAGTTTTCTGATAATTAGAATTGTAGCCATAGGCACGCACATATTTAGGGTCACCAATAATGTCAAAGTTATCACTGGGCATAGCAGGGAGAATCAAGTTGCCCATAACAGGGTCATGATAACCAGCCATTAAAGGTTGCCAGAACAAGAACTGTTCAATGAATCGTTCATCCAAAAAAGGAGAATCTTCAAGCCCTTCCCATTTGAATCTTGCAAGTGCTACATCATACAGGCGATTAAACCAGTTAGCATAAGTTGCAACCGTTAAGTCATAGGAATCAATCCAAGGTGGCTGTGGTTTTTGTGAACGTTTACTCATTTACTCACCTACTTCTGGAATACGTTTATAGATAGAATTGTCTGCTTCATAATTTCCGACAAGACCGGGATTATGCCAGAATGTAACACCACGATTAAAGATGTCGTTAATCATTGTAGAAACATCCGCAGGAACATCACCTAAACAACAACAGTTTTGCGTTTTAACATAATTCCAGTTTCTTCGCGAATCAATATTAGGAACCTGAACTTGATGAATAGGATAACCAAACATATTCCAGTAATCATCAATAACTTTTGCAAATTCTTTGGTAACATGATGATAACTAGCCATAGCATATGGGGCACTTGCATCCCTTGTCGGTAAAATACCGGAATCAGTAAAACGGAAATAAGGACTTACAGAACCATGGCTCTGTGGTGGTAATCTGTCCATATCATCACGTTTTGCAAGTGTGTCAGCAATGTTAAGCATTTGATTGGCTAAGCCTTCAATAGCTCCATAAGTATTCTCAGGGAAAAGAGCAGGATGTTTACCGGTCATGGCCTGAACATCTTTTGCCGGAGCAGTTAGCAGGTTAATGCCGGCAAACATTGTACCAGCTACCAAACCTGCATTTTCAACGGCCATAGAACTAGAGTTCTGTGCTACATATACCTTATAAATATCAGTGTTATAAGCACAAGTAGGCCAGTTGCTAATTGCGAATACATCTTCCTGATTATAACCAGTAGAGCCCTTATAATCCTCTGCTGCAAACATTGCTGTAGTCTGTCCGGCATTTGACATTATATTGTATCCGATATGCAGACTTTTCTTTCTATCTCCAAGTTCAAAACGAAAAACATGATTATCGCCTTGTGTGGAATAATAGCGGAGATAAAAATAAGGATATGTGAAAAGTTTATTATTCTTAGGGACATAACCAGCTACATTATTAGGAACTACAAAAGTCTTATCATACTTACCACTATCAAAGGTAAGGGGAACCATATAAATTCCCAAAATGCCATCAGGTGCTTGCCCTGCTTCTACAGCCTTAGCAATAAAAGCATTAGCGGATTCTGCTGTAGTAAAAAAGTTTTCTTTACAGCCTGAATAGATACCAAATCGTAAAGAGCCAGATGCAGGAGCGGAATCTTTTTCAGGCTTATCGAATGTGGTAACAATACAGATACGCTTATCAAAGTCAATGTACTGCTGAATATCGTCAATATATGGGCCTGTATCCAGTTCATCATTAATGATATTATCACCAATTTCATCAGTATTTGTATGAGAACGTTCAATAAAACAAGGCTGTAACGTTACCTGATTAAACCAAGTTTGCATAACGTCAACCGTAAAATAAATTCTACTGGTTTCGTTTGCAACATATTCTACCCTATCAATAAAGGCATAATACCATTTATTAGAAAAGTCAGCGTTCTGAAATACAATATAATTACACGGTTCAATCGTTTCAGCATTAACACCAACAGACAAATAACGGTCTAAACGCTGATAGGTATAATTGGTAAGATGAAGAACAGATTTAGAAGTAAAATAAGCAAAACGAGAAGAATCAGACTGAAACCTAAGCACATGATTATAGGTTTTATCTGTAGGGATACCCTTACAGATATAAAGTTGCATATTAGGCAATTTGCGTTTTCCACTCCTTTCAAAACCTGTAGGGTGGTTTACACATCATCCAAATTGGAAGTTTACGTTTAGTTGTGGGAGTAGGGTCGGGGCCTGGTGGTGTTGGTGGATTTGTAGCATCCCATTCAACATCCCATGTACCTACTTCATTAGGAATACCAAGAATAGCAGAGGGGTCAGTTCTGTAAGCTGTGCCATAACCACCTATCCAATATTCCCAGTGCGTATGAATACCGCTGGCATTACCTGTTTGTCCTTGCTCTCCGATATATTGACCGCGAGTAATTGTTTCACCAACACTATGAATCTGACTAACAAAATGAGCTGCAAGCCAATAGCTATTATCGCTCATTTTAACTACAATGTAGTTGCCCCAAGAATCGTTACCAGTCGTGCCACCTTGCCAAGTATGGGCTGTTTCAACCGTACCTGCCATTGGTGCATAAGATTGATGATTTGTGTGTACCGTGTCAATACCACCATGAACTGAACCATCAGGATAATGTGGATAACCTGCTGAAACTCTGATTGTGCTTTGGTCAGTGATACATTGTTTGTAAACTGCCATATAAGCAACGCGTGATACCGTATGCGCGCCCCACGTTTTAGGAGGATTGACGTTTGCGAAGCAACAAATGTCACAGTGCGACATTTGAGCCACACGGCGGTGTCAATTTATTGACATGGCAGGCATAAAAGCCTGACAAGCCGCCTACATGCTTAAGACATGTCAATTGTCGAGCCCATAGTAGTAAACTGAACAGCATTAGCAAACGGAGATGCAGAATAGATACGCCAGATATGATGGAAGTAGTTCCAATCCAAAGTGGAGCCAAGGTTAGTTTCACGCATGGTGTTCAGCTTAGTGTAAATCTGGAAGAAATCACGGTCAACCATAAGTGCCTGAATAGCGGCCATATCTGGATCGTCAGGGGTAACATGAGTATAGATCTTATCACCACCAGTTGCAATAGTGACAGCACCAGAATCAGAGGGGTCATTACCAGTAAGCAGGTGTTCCAGACGTTCCACTTCATACTCATTAAGAGCAAAACTGTCAACTTCCAGACGATGACCCATAAAATCTGCTTTATCCATGTTAAATACGCTTGCCAGAACATCAACATCAATAGAAGCGGAAACGTCAACAGGAACAATGGTATACAGACGTTCAGCCGGAGTATTCATAGGAATACCAGCAGCGTTATATTCCTTAGAAATGAACTTCATCTTGCCGTAAATCTGGCGGAACTTCTTAACCAAAGTCTTACCGGAAGCTTCATCAGTAACAGCATCAACATTCACTTTCTTGAGCTTATTGTTCTTTACCAGCTGATACAACAGGTACTTCTTCATGATAAAAGCATCCAGTTCAGCGGGCTTATAAATCTGGTCGATAATGTTCTGTACAAAGGCAGACAGGTTAGCTTCACTCATGAAAGCAGTTTCCAGAGCTTCACGGTTGACAGTTACCTTATACTTAATACGAGAGTTCACAGCATGGTAAGCAGTATAAACCTCAGCAGGGTCGCTACCAAATTCAGCTTTCATAACTTCATCATTAGTAGCGCGGTCAGCAGAGAAGTAAGGGGTTGCTTTCTGCATCATTACATAAATTTCCTGAACAGTAGCGCCAGTACCCAGAACACCCTTATCAAAAACCTGCCAAGGGTCTTCAAAAGAAATATAACGCATAACGGTCAGGCCAATACGGTCAACCAGAGCATTACAGAAATAGTTTAAACGGGGTTCGTAAGAATTGATAAACGTCCATGCGGATTTAATAGAGTCAGTAGTGTTTTCAATCTTAGGAGCGCCACCAAAAGTAGCATCACTACCAAATACAGCCTGAATAATACCAACAGCAGCAGAAGAAGCCATTATAGAATCATCCTTTCTTAATAATTGCACTCAATATCCAGAGTGCCATCAATAATGAGTTTGCCTTTAGCGGCAACGGTTAGAGTTACAACACCAGCGGAAGTTACACTAGCACCAGAAATGGTGCCATAAATATATCTACTCATAATTTATCACCTTACTTTCTACCAAACATTTTCTTGACAAAAGCCTGTGCAGCTTCATCAATGGTAATTGTATTGCCATTAGGTTTTTGATAATCGTCATTCGGCTTATTGTCATCATTCAGAAATGCTTTAACATAATCTTTGCGCAGATTATCATAAGCTTCATGCCAATTAGATGAACCATCTGGGCAACCATTGGTAAATTGTTCTGCTTCGTTACGACATTCATCAAATTCATCAAGAACACCAGCAATCAGAGTTCCTTGTTCATCGGGTTTGGCATCGACAAAGCCACCAAGCATTGCAGAAATTTCGTCACGTGTTTTCATTATTTATTACTCCGTTCATAAGTAAGTTTAAGATTCTCACAAAGGGCAATAATAGCTTGCATATCAACGCCAGTTGCATGAATCTTAATAAAATCGCCTTTGGTAGATTCTCTGGGAACCGAAGTGTAACTACCAAGATGTTTCATTACTGTCTGTGTAGCACAACTAAAATTGTTATCCAACCAGTTCAGGGGATTAAAACGACAATCATGATAAATTACTTCAAAATGAAGGTGTGCGCCATAGCAATTACCAGTTGCGCCAGAATACCCAATAAGCTGACCCTCGTAAACGTGTTGACCGTTTTTGACGAGATACTCTTTAAGGTGCGCATAGCGTGTTTCCAACTTAGAACCATTATAATTGTTATGCCTAATTCTAACCATGTTGCCATAAGACTGCATCCCAGTTTTGGTTTTACCATCCCAGCTCTGTACCTGATTTACTGTACCATCCTCTGCTGCATAAACAGGTGTACAGGGAGCAGCACGCAAATCAATAGCATGATGTGCAGAACCGTCATTGTAAGTCCAACCAGTTGTAATAATGTGCTTCTCTAAAGGCCAACAGAAAAGAACATCACCATTTGATTTCCTCATTTTTCTTCATCTCCTTTAAGTTTTTCCAAATAGGGCTTAAACAGAGCAGAAAGTTCAGGATTTACAGCGCACATATTCTCCATAATGCTGATAAGCTCCATAATGCAAATATAAGTAACTACAGCACCTACAAGGGGAATCTGGATACCAAGGTCAACATATTGCATTGCGTATTCGATACCATAAGAGCCTACCACAGCAAGAGTCTCCATGCACTTGTGATAACCACCCTCACGCATGATACTGGAATTATAAGAACCATCGTGCTTTGCTTTAATCAGCCCTGTGATAATGTCAAATACAATAAAACCAAGAACAATGACAAAGGGCATAAAAATCAACTCCTAACATTATACGCCTACAATCTTCAAAATGTCCATCAGGTATCGCCTAATTATTTCATCTTCACAGTACAGACCCCCCAACCGATATTGTTTAATTATATATAATAACCAGTTAGGACGTGGAGTGCGTGCAATCAAAATGGTGTTATAATCATGGTCATCATTTGTCAACGCATAAATCACGCCACTACCCGGACTGTATTTTCTAGAAAGATAACATTTACCGGAAGAGAAGTCTACCCATAAACCTAAATAATCATCATGAATCTTAAAGCCAAATTGATATTTAGCTTCAGGAGTTTTCTTAGCAATGCCAACTACACTATCAAGATAAAATTCATTGTGAACAGCATATTTACCAAACTTGCTGCCTTTCATCAAACGGCCAAAGTCAGTTTTCTCTTTTGCTTCAATGTACTCTTCATTGTTAGCAATTTGAATTAAGACTAAGCCCTCTCTAGTTGTAGCAATTTGCTTTTTGTTAATTGGCTTTTTGATGTCAAATTCTGTGAAATAGGGATTTGCCCATGTAACAGCGTTACCGAAGAAGAATACAACCACTCTGCGCATACGAGCAATAGTTTCATAGAGTTCACAAAAGAATGTAACTTCGTCTTTAAGATAACCATGATGGATTTCATCCATGGAGATAAATTCATCGAAGCAAATCTTATTAACGAGTGGGAGTTCTTCTGATTTTGCGCTTGAGATGTATCGAGTTTGACCGGCTAATTTACCATCTATGTAATAAGCACCTTCAGGCGTTCCCTTTAACTCGTGGTCGGGGAATTCATGAGCAACAGCAGCCCAGAAATTTTCTTTGGCCTTCTTATTCATTTCAGTTTTATAGCGGCGAATATAAATAAATTGATTCCCGTTTTTGATAAAATCTTCAGCGGCCCATTTCTTAAAGCCATAAGTTTTACCACAACCACGAGAACCAACTACAAAATTAAAGAGCGCATTATAAGATAATGTGTTCTTTAAGTCCCACCACATTGACACTGTAATACACTCCTTTCATATTTAATATTAAGCCGAGGACGCGACCATTATGCTTAGAGTTAGCGTTCCAATTAACTTGGATTGCGAACATCTTGTACTGTCCTTTTGGATGGCGGAGTAGGAGAAATGACAAACCTATGTAACCATCAAGCTAACAGGCGTGTTAGCGCGGCTGTTTCTCCGACTAATGTGTTTAAGAATAGTCTGACGGTTAGGTATCGGCCTAACGGTTTTAAGAGTACTACTACACAATGTCGGCTTTGGTGGTAGAAATGGGCACAACCCCATTAACGTCCAATGACCAGTTTTCCGTTACTCTTAAAGAGTTCTACCATGTTAAGGGTGGCGAAAGGAATTGAGCTAGCAGTCACGCAAGCCTATCCGTAACGCTTCACGCGCCTGACCACGGCTTAGGAGCATCAATCGTGCCTTTCGCTCCCTATGATTATATTATACTTTACAATGTGTATAAAGTCAATAATACAGATTGTACTTTTTGTAAAATTAGGAATGATTATTACATAGTGTATAATGCTAGATGGAGAACCTGGGTGGCAGTACGATAAATGAGACTGCTAAATGGGCGAGGTGAGCAAACCGGTTAAGGTTAACAAAGTAAAAGTATGACTTTTATTTTTGACACTACTTT